GTGATATCGGTGACTTCCCGGTACACATATTGCACCGTTTCCCCGCTACTGTGATCGTAGGTGAGCGGATCAGCAAGGGTGATGGTCCCTGGGTAGGGATCGGCCCAGGAAGAGACGGCAACTCCTCCCGACACAATGGCAATTGTTTCTTGCGTTGCCCCGCTGCCAATCGTCACAGCTTGCTCATCGAGCGTGTCGAGGGTCAGGGTCGATGCGACCGAAAGTGCGGTTGTCCCAACTCCTGCTGATTGTGTGAGAGTACTGCCCCCTGGAGCTTGCAGCCGCCTACGACAAAAAGCATCGCACCTGGCCGAAGCGCGGGCTAGCAGTTTGTCGAGAACGCCTGTTGCTAGAGCTGAAACCGTTGCTTGCAGCCCTACTCCAAGCGGCATCTCTTGCAGTTCAGCAGGAGTGAGATACAGCCTCATTTATTTTTTCTTCTCATCTTTGGGCGTTTCTTTTGTTTCAGAGGGGCCAGGGGGAGTCTTTTTCTCTTTCCCTAACTCTTCTGCCGCCCCACTCTCAAGAAAGGCACGGGCCAGGTCTTCTGGCATATGCCCATGACCGACCTCAAACTCCTCACCCTTCTCGTAGGTGTGGATACGGACCCCATCATGAGAACCAGTCGTGGTGTGAAGCATTTTAATACGCATGTGCTCTCCTTTCGTTTATGCAGTCCCTGCCACAGGTTTATGCATCGGGAACCCAACAATACCAACAACGCCATACACGCCGCCAGTGGTCGTGCCAGCAACCGTATCGACTACTCTCAGGTAGCGCTTCGAGCCGATATAGCCGACCTTCTGATTTGCCGCAGCCGATGAACTAATAGCCGCAAAGCTACCAAGTAGATCGGCATTCGCGACCAGCGTATAGTTGCCCGTCACATCGGTATCGGACTCGTAGACCGTGATCGTATGCGTGCCATCAGTAATAGTGCCGCAGATCGCCTCCAGCACAATGCCGTAATAGCCATAGGTATCAAGGGTTGCTGAGGAGGCGATTGCAACCGTCGTGGTATGGGCCGCTACCGGGATAAGGTTTGTGACCACCCCAATGCTGTGATATAAATCACGCTTTGCCATAACTGTTTCCTTTCATTCTCTCAGTGGGGTATGACCTTGCGGCCTTCTTCGCCTGAGAGCAATGACAAACCAGATGTTTCTTTTGAGTTGGTGATGATACTTTGCATAGCAAGCAACCTACGAGGTGGAAATCTTCAATTTGAGCACAGCCTCCGGGAGCACAACCTGCCCACCGACGCGCTTGCGAGCGATGAAGCCAATCTGGCCGAGGTCGGCATAACGCTCAGTCAATCTGGTCATCACCATCTGTACCCGGTCTACAGCCACATAGGCCCGTTTGAAGTCACCAAACATGATCGGGTAGGCATTGGTTGCCACATCAGGCATATCCGGGACTTCCATGTACGGGTGATCCAGAATGGTGTTGGGGATATCAGAGGCAATACCGGGCTGCCAGAGGTACTGGCCATACGAGTCTTTGAGCTGTCTGATCGCACCAATTGATTTGCGGTTGAGCAACCAGATGGCATTTTTGGCATAGGCGCTCTTGAGGGTGTACGCAGCGCCAATCAGCCCATCAGCAAGGATCGCAGACGTACTGCCAACTGGAAAGTAGGACACGTTCGCGTTGGTGAGCAGTCCTTCAGGTTTGCCAACACCGTTGCCAGAGACAAAGGCCGCGCCTTCCGTCACTGCAAACTGTTCGGCACATTCCATCTGGATTTGCGTCTCCATATCGAAATACGTATCCTCCATATCGCTATAGGAAATGAGCACAAGCGCATACATCTCATGACTCATGATCTCTTCCTGGCCATATTTGAGGCCGACCGTTTCCGTACGGGTCGTTTGCTCACTGATCCATTGCGCCGCAAACGTGCTCGTTCTGGTCGGATAGAGGATGCTCTTGTTTTGTGTTGAGCGAACCGTCACCACTTCACGAATAGGGGAGTACAGCACGATCGCTTTAATGATGTCCTGCACAAATTCGGTCGGAGCCAAAAAGCCGCCAGTAGTATCGTCGGTTTGGAACAGTGCCTTTGACTCATTTGGGCCAGCGATCGGCACCATTTGCTTCTGCTCTGGCTTCAGACTTCCGTATCCGTGTTCGAGGGCCTGGAAGAAGGCCGCTTTGGCTTCACTTTTGCGCGGATCGCTCTTGCTTTCTTCATGAGGAAGAAACTGAGGGCGAGCCATTGCTGTCTCAAGCTGCGTAATACGGTCATTGAGCTTTTCGGCATAGGTTTTTGTCTCGGCAGAGACCCCCCCAAGAGACTTCAGCTCTTTTTCTTGCGTGTCTATCACGCTCTGTAGTTCATTCCATGTACCCTTCATTTCCTCGTACATGGTCTGTATCGTTACCGACATGGCAACTTCTCCTCATAAAAACATCAGTTGTGCGCTTTTTGCGTACAAGTGAAGCCACCGCTTCGGCTTGAATGAGGAGTGTTGTTGGCAACGGCTCCAGTGCGCTCGACAACAATTATGGGATCAATACCCCTTTTTCCATCCCCCCAAAGGCAGGTTTACGTACCGCATCACTACTTTTGCCGCGTGTGCTCAGTAACGACTGGTCAGGACTTGGCCCGTTTGGACCCGCTCCTGGCTTGCTACTACCTGCACTCCCGGTACTGAGTAGTCCAGGATCAGGACTCCCACCATTGGCACCAGCTCCTGGACCAGACGGGTTCCCTGAAAAGGGTTTGCCTGCTGACCCTGTTTTCCCTACTTGTGACAAGGCATTGGCAGAACTGCCAGCAGGGGTCACATTATCAGCACTACTCCCCCACATGCCAGCACCGCCGCTGGTAATTTTTGGACTATCCATTATGCAGCTCCTTTTTTGCTTTCTGACTTCACTCCACGCAACCAGGACAACATCACTTCAGCTTGCTCTTCCTCTACCGATTTTTTCACTGGCTGGATAGGCCCCGTCGTTGACCCGCCACCTGAAGAGGCATCCTTGCCCGACGCATTCTCAGGCTGCTCGACATCTTCATTTGAGTTTCCTGGCTTGTAGATGTTTGTGTCTTCAAGCAGCGATTGCAGGTCCTTGATGGCCGTCGAAATCGTATCAAGAGCAGTACTGATCTTCGTGCGATTGGTCGAGGAAAGCGCACGGCCTTCTTTGGTATAACTGCTCACTGCTCGTTTGAGAGACCTGGCAGATACCCCAAAGTGCGCCAGCGCCAGACTTTTTGACTCATCATAGGCACCCATCCCTGCATCATAGGCATCATCTACCCAGGACAACACCGCCTGCTGAAACTGCTTGAGTGAGGTCGCCACCACGCCTGCACACTCTTTGGGATCAGTACACTCACAAACGGTTTCACAGACAGAGGCCATCAGCGCCGAGAGTAAATCATAGAGGTCTTCCATTGCTTCTCCTGGCGCTCGATCAGTCAAAATGGAATTGAAGTCTCGCGCTTTGTTCCAGGGAGGGATAATCGTGGCGTCATTGAAGGTGTTCTTCATCTTGGTATAGTAGGAAGCTACTTTTGCTTTAATGGCGTCCGCATCAACGCCATAGGAACCAGCGCCACGCGCACCTTGCAGCACGCCTGCAACTGCCATAATTCCTTTGGGGATAGCAACAGGTTTGCCATCTTCAATAAAACAAAAAGGCAACCCATAAGCCCCAATCGTTTTCGGGTTAGCACTTTCGTCTACATAAAAATGCACCTGTTTGAGCTTGCTCGGAACCAGATCGCCGTTCTCATCTTTGGCCCACTCTTGATACTGGCTTGTAGCTTTTGCTCCATCCCAGGCAGTATTGCGAGAAGCCAGCGGAAAGCTCGTTGAGCCGCAAGAGGTTTTCACCCCAACAATGCGCGTATCGGGGTTGGCCGGAAACGTCACAATCGACCCTTCCCACATCCGCACTTCAAGCAGGTGCCGTATCTCGCCCGCATACTTCTGCTTAATGGTGTCATAGCCAATGGAAAGCCCATCGAGATAGCCCTTTGCCAGACCAGAAAACGCTCGGCGACCTTTTTCAGTATCCATATCAAGCTGCCCACGCACCCACAATCCCTTGCGATCTTCCTTCATCTCTAAGAAGCCACCAATCGGCTCAGACGGGTCATGCTGCCAGAGGACCGGAAAGAGGTATTTCCCACCACGACCACGAGCATCATTGATGGTCTTCTGAAACGCTCCAGGCTCCACAATATCTT